CACCAATAGCTCCAGCTGCGCCACCTGCTTACGATGATAAAGAAAAAGCAGCAGAAGTAAAAAGAAGATTAGATGCAGTTGAGAGAAATAGAAAAGGAAGAGAAAGTACAATATTAACTACTTATCAGGGGTTAGACGATACAGGTTTAGACTCTGAGAAGAAAACTTTGTTAGGAGCTTAGTATGGGTGGATTTGCAAAAGCAGTTGTACCAATGTTTGTAAGCATGGGTGCAGTTAAACCAGTATCGGCACCAGCGCCAATAATCACGCCTACAAAAGCAGAAGTATCACAATCGGGAGCTATAGCTGCTTCCGCTTTAGATGCTAAGAGACTTTCAAACGAACAAGGCAGAAGCTCAACAATTCTTACAGGCTCACTTGGAGCGACAGATACTGTTGATATTAAAAAAACATTACTAGGAAGTTAAATGCCAATAAACAAAACAGCAAAAGATATTTTAGACAGATACCACTCATTAAGAACACAAAGACAAACTTGGGAGTCGCATTGGCAGGAAGTAGCAGATTATATGCTACCAAGAAAAGCCGATATTACTAAATCAAGAAGTCAAGGGGACAAGAGAACTGAATTTATTTATGATGGTACAGCTACTCATTCATTAGAATTATTAGCAGCATCACTACATGGAATGTTAACTTCAACTTCATCTCCATGGTTTTATTTAAAATTTAAAGACGAAGAAGTTAATGCTGATGATGATGCGGTACAATGGTTAGAAAAATGTACTAACTCAATGCAACAAGCATTTAATAGATCTAATTTTCAACAAGAGATATTTGAATTATATCACGATCTAATTGCTTTTGGTACAGCAGCATTATTTATATCTGAGGATGCTGATAACGATTTAAGATTTAAAAATATTCATATCTCAGAAATTTTTATTACTGAAAGTGAGACGGGAGTTATAGACGGCTTAACAAGAAAATTTAGAATAAAAGCTAGAAATATAATGTCTATGTTTCCAAAAGCGCAGCTTCCTAATGAATTAAAAAAATTAATTGAAAATTCCCCACAAGAAGATGTTTCAATTATTCATAGTGTTTATCCTAGCAAAGAATATTCAGAGCCAGGCTCATCAAAGAAATTTCTTTCTTGTTATATTCATGAAGCTTCAGGTGCATTGTTATCTGAAAAAGGATTTGCAGAATTTCCATACGCAGTTCCAAGATATTTAAAATCTTCGAACGAAATTTACGGAAGAAGTCCAGCAATGAACGCATTGCCAGATGTTAAGATGTTAAACACAATGTGTAAGACTTCTATTCGTGCAGCTCAAAAACAAATAGACCCACCATTAATGGTTCCAGACGATGGCTTCTTAATGCCTATTAGAACTATCCCAGGTGGATTAAATTATTATAGAGCAGGAACAAGAGACAGAATTGAAGCTTTAAACATTGGCGCTAACAATCCAGTTGGCAATCAAATGGAAGAGCAAAGAAGAAAACAAGTTAGAGAAAACTTTTTTGTAGATCAGTTAATTACTTCACAGGGTCAAACAATGACAGCGACAGAAGTAGTGCAACGTAATGAAGAGAAGATGAGAATACTTGGTCCAGTTCTTGGCAGGTTACAATCTGAATTATTACAACCGCTTATTACTCGTTGCTTTAATATTCTAATGAGAAATAAAAAATTTCCTGAAGTACCAGAAATGTTAGGCAATATAAATATTGAAATTGAATATGTATCTCCATTAGCTAAGGCGCAAAAAACTGGAGAGCTTCAAGCTTTAATGAGAGGCTTTGAAATATTTGGAACTTTACAAAACGTAGCTCCTGTATTTGATTACTTAGATACAGATGCTGTAGTTACTTACATTAAAGACGTTTTAGGTTTCCCTGCAAAAATTTTGAAAACGAAGTCGCAAGTAGGAGCATTAAGAAAACAAAGGCAAGCAGAACAACAACAGCAAATGCAAATGCAGCAAATGCAACAAGTTGCTCAAGCAGCCGGTCAAGCAGCTCCTGCTGCTAAACTTTTAATGAATGAATAAAGAAATAAACGACAACATAAAAGTATTTCAAAGAGTTTTCAAATCCCAAGACGGACAAAAAGTTTTGGAAGATTTAGAAAAGAGATGCGGAGTTCATGTAACTTCTTTTAGTAAAGATAGCCACGAAACTGCATTTAGAGAGGGACAACGTAGTGTTGTTCTTTTCATTAAATCAACACTAAGCAAACAACCAAAGGAGTTAATAAATGAGTAGTGAAATACAGGCAACGCAAACTGAACAGCAAACGATTGCGTCTGAAGTACCTACAACTAACGTTGCGACGACTACAGAAACTTCAGTAGACTGGAGATCTAGTTTACCAGAAGAATTAAAATCAGAAAAATCTTTATCTAGTATTACAGATATTGCTGGTTTAGCAAAAAGTTATGTTCATGCACAAAAGTTAATTGGCGCTGATAAAATTCCAGTTCCAAATAAACATGCAACAGAAGAAGATTGGAACGCGGTTTATGAAAAACTTGGCAGACCAAAAACTGCTGATGAATATAAATTAAATGTTCCAGAAAATATAAAATCAGATCAAACTGGTATTAAAAACTTTTCGTTAACAGCTCACAAATTAGGATTACTTCCTAGACAAGCAGAAGGTATTTTAAAATACTATTCAGATTTATCTGCGTTGGCTATGAATGATGCTAATTCAAAAGCGTTAACTGGTAGAAAAGGTGCAGAAGAAAACCTTAAACAAGAATGGGGTGCTGCATACAATCAGAAATTAGAAGCAGCTGGCAAAGTATTTAAAGAATACATTGGTCCAGATTACCAAAATCTAATTTTACAAGATGGAACAAAACTTGGCGATAACCCTGCAATTGCAAAAGCTTTTGCTAAGTTAGCTGAGTCTTTAGGAGAAGATAAGTTGGTATCTAATACAGGTCCCAATTATATGACTCCAAATGAAATTCAAAAACAACTTAGTGAAATAACAGCTCTAGGAACGGCTTATCATAATAAAAATCATCCAAATCATGATGCTGCAGTTCAAGAAGCGTTTGCATTAAGGGAACAGTTACACCCAAATAAAAGAGTGTAATAATAAAAAAGAATTTACTTGATGAAGTTTAAATAATTCATTAAGCGAATAATATTCGGATAATCGCAAGACCCGATTGGCGCTTTGGAAAAGACAAAGCAACGAGAGTTGTAAAATCAAGGTAGCGACCCTTTAAAGGATAATCGTTCCGCATATCACAAAAAATAAACAAACAACTAATGGAGACAAATAAATGTCAACTCAAATAACAACAGCGTTCGTCGAGCAGTATTCTGCTAACGTAACAATGTTGGCACAACAAATGGGTTCAGTACTTCGTTCAGCTGTAGATGTGGAAACAATTAAAGGCAAAAATGCTTTCTTTGACCAAGTCGGCAGCGTAACAGCGCAAGTAAGAAGCTCACGACACGGATCAACACCACAATTGGACACGCCACACTCGCGTAGACGAGTTAGCTTAGCCGATTATGAATGGGCTGATCTTATAGATGATCTAGATAAAGTAAGAATGTTAGTCGACCCAACTTCTGCCTATGCAAAAGCTGCAGCGGCTGCAATGGGAAGATCAATGGATGATATTATCATCGCTGCTTTAGGTGGCTCATCAGACACGGGAGTTGCCGGTGGAACTGCTGTTGCATTACCTGCTGGACAAAAAGTAGATAGTGCTGCTCAAGCAGCAGGTGCTGGTTTATCAATTGCTAAATTAAGATCTGCAAAATATATCTTAGATAGCAACGATATAGACCCATCAACACCTAGATACATTGTAGTTGGTCCAAAACAAATTCAAGATTTGTTAGCGACTACAGAAGTAACTTCTAGCGACTTCAACACAGTTAAAGCTTTAGCTACTGGTACTTTAGATTCTTTCTTAGGATTTAAATTTATCGTTTCTAACAGACTGTTATTAGCTAATACTGATGACAGACTTGTTTACGCCTTTACAGCGGATGCTATTAAATTAGCAATCGGTAAAGATGTTACAGCGAGAATAGATGAGAGAGCAGACAAATCGTATGCTACTCAAGTTTATTACTCAATGGCAATCGGCGCTACAAGAATGGAAGAAAAAAAGGTAGTCGAAATAGCTTGCGACGAATAATTATTCGTTAATTATTTCAGGGTGGGGGAGCAATCCCCCATCTTTAAAAATGAAAACAATAAAAGAAATTGAGTCTGTAATGCACTTCCAAAAGGGAGATTATATTTACAGATACATATTAGTAGACAGATTTAAACACACACAAAATGCTCATCATGGTTTTGATAAAAAACTAGAAATGACATTAGAAGAAATTTTTGAAAATTTAAAACCAAGAACTTTAAAAAGAAAATATATTTACAAACCGGAGAAATAAATAATGGCATCAATAGTAGAAATTTGTAACTCAGCTTTAAACCAATTGGGAGCTAGTACAATTTTAGCTTTAACTGAAAATTCTAAGAATGGAAGAATTTGTAATTCAAGATACGATACAGTCAAAGATGCTGTATTAAGATCTCATCCATGGAATTGTGCAACTAAAAGACAAATATTAGCTCAAGACATAGATACTCCAGCATGGGGATTTGTTAATCAATATACTTTACCTTCAGACTGCTTAAGAGTTTTAGCAATTCAAAATTACGATAGTGATTACAAAATTGAAGGAA